GGGCGTCGAGTCAACGTCCTGTCAACGGCAAACATGTTGGACCGCGCCGAGGCAATTCACCAGACAGTCGCCCCGATTCTTGTCGAGTACTTTGGCGCCAAGCAGATGCAAGCACTCGGGCGTAAATCCGTGACCATGCCAGACGGATCCAAGTGGGAAGTCAGAGCTGCATCAACCCGACTGCACGGTGGCTCCTACGACCTCGTAGTCGCAGACGAAATCTTCGACATCGCCGGCGAGATTATGGACACCGCTATTCGGCCCACAATGATTGCAAGAAAATCCCCCCTGCTGTCTATGTGGTCGACGGCTGGAGATGCCGACAGTCTTTTCATGCAGCAAATTCGTGAGCAGGGTTTACGCGACATCGACGCTGGCGTCAATAACGGGCTGTACTTCGCAGAGTGGAGCATGCCCCCCGAGTGCCAAGGCGAGGAGTACTACCGGTGGGCTAATCCAGCGCTCGGCACCACGATCACAATGAAGGCTCTCCGTGCAGCGTCAAAGAAGGATTACTTCCAACGTGCTCACCTAAACCAGTGGGTCTCGAGCCGTGGCGCTTGGGACATTGGCGACTGGAGCAAATGCCACACCAATCTTGAGATGCCAGCGGGCGGGGTGCTCGCCGTTGACAGCTCTATTTCCGAGGCTCGCTACGTGGGCGTCCGCGCCGTGCAAATGGACCACAAGACCATCGTCCATGTCGAGTTTGTCGTTGACACCGAAGACGAAATGTGGCGACAGATTGACCGCGTCATGCAGGACAAGTCCACCACCCTTGCGATTACACCAACGCTCGAGATTCACATGCCGACCCAATACTCTCGCCGGTACAGCGTCGTCGGCTATGGCGAGCTGCTGCGCTACACCACTCTCGTGCAAAAGATGATCCTTGAGGACAAGGTTGCACACACTGGGTCGACCGCACTGGCCGAGCATCTCGGGCGCGCCGTCATGGTCAAGACCGCCCAAGGTGCAGTCCTGTCATCACAGAAAAGTCCGGGCCCGATTGAGTTGGCACGTGTCGCCGTGTTTGCAATCTCGCTCGTGAGTAAACCGACTAACCGCCAGAAGCCCATGCTCGTGGTCTCTTAGTAGCGTATGCTCTCAACAAGTGACCGCCGCGCGTCGGGTGCGGTGGCCACCCTCTCGAAAGGTCATCATGGGTTTCTTCACTAAGGGTGAAACGAAAGCACAGATCAGTCCAGCGCCCGTACAGAAGGCAGCTGCTGCAGGTGGCTACTCGTACAACAGCACTGGCCCCAACATGATTGGCCAGTACTACACCTACCAAGAAGGTGAGGCGCGTAATCGCGCAATGCAAGTTGCAGCGGTTTCCCGTGCTCGTGATCTCCACGCCACCGTCATCAGCGCCATGCGACTAAAAATGTATCGCGAGTCGTGGAACGAGCAGGCCCGTGAGATGGAAGAGACAGACCTTGCGCCACGCTCGTGGTTGCGTCGCCCAGATCCAGCCATCCCGTACGAGACCCTCATGGCATGGACACTGGACGACCTTTTCTTCTTTGGCCGTGCTTTCTGGTACGTCACAAGCCGCACACAAGACGGATACCCCGCATCGTTTACACGTCTGCCCGCAGGATCTATCACCACGTCTGACCAAGTCGGACCGGTGTGGTTTGCTCCCTCTAACGAGGTTTACTTCAACGGCTCAATGATTGACCCCAAGGACCTTGTCCAGTTCATTAGCCCTGTGCAGGGCATCATCTACCAAGGCGAGCAAACCATCGCCACGGCCCTCAAGATTGAGGACAGTCGCTACCGCAATGCGGCGTCAGCAATCCCGTCGGGCATCCTTCGCCAGACCGGAGGCGAGCCACTGAGTTCTCAAGAACTTGCTGATCTTGCAGCTGCGTTTAACGCTGCTCGAGCAACCAATCAGACCGCAGCGCTTAATGAGTTCCTGACTTACGAGCCAACCTCAGCAACCCCCGACAAGATGTTGCTAATTGAGTCAGCCAACTACAGCGCTCTCGACATTGCGCGTCTATGCAATGTGCCCCCGTACCTTCTCGGTGTGAGCACTGGCGCCTACGCATACACGTCCTCTCGTGAGTCCAGAATTGACTTGTTTACATTTGGCACCAAGGTTTACGCAGAGTGCATTGCGTCTACATTAAGTTCCGACTCAATTCTTCCAAGAGGCACCTATGTCGAGTTTGACGTGGACGACTTTGTGGGAGAGTTTGAGGAGTCCTCAATGGCTCAAGAAGACGACCGAGTACCAGAAGAAAACACACAGGAGCAAATCGCATGATCCGTTTCACATCAGACACAGTCACCGTCAGCGCCGCTGCCGGCGAGCCAACAGGGGAGCGTCGCATTGATGCGATTGCTGTCCCTTGGAATACTTTCGCAACCGTCAGCGACGGCACCGAGGTCATGTTTAAGGAGGGCTCACTTCCTGTGGATGGCAAGGCCCCTCGTGTTTTCATGTACCACGACTCTTCCCAGCCGGTCGGCATCGTGAGTGAGAGGGTGTCGACGAGCGAGGCCATGCTGGCGAGCATGTACATCTCGCGCACCTCAGCTGGTGACGACGCACTTGTGCTTGCAGCCGATGGCGTTATGGATGTTTCCGTCGGTGTAAACCCTCGAGAGTTTTCATACGACGATCAGGGCCGCATGATTGTCACCGCAGCAGATTGGATGGAATTGTCATTAGTGCCCATCCCAGCCTTTGCAGGTGCTACCATCACCCAAGTGGCCGCGTCAGCGGAAACAGAACCCGACACAGAACCCACACCAGAACAAGTCGAGGAGACAGAACCCGTGGACTCAGTACAGCCAGAAGCAGCAATTGAAGCTGCAACACCAACCGCACCAATCCCCGCACAAGCAAAGCGCAACTTCGGCATGCCATCTGCCGGCGAGTTCATGGCTGCTTACCACATCGGTGGCGAAGTATGGCAGCGCGTAAACGCTGCAGCAACCGAAGTAGCAAAGTCACGTCAGACCGCATTGCAGGCCGCCGCTGGCGATTCAACCACCAGCGACACGCCGGGCCTCTTGAATGTCAACGTGTTGGGTCCCGTTTTCACTGACCTCAATTACATCAGACCAGTCGTCTCAGCTGTGGGCGCAAGGGCGATGCCAGACGGCGGAACGTCCAAGACCTTCATTCGCCCGACTTGGACCACACACCCATCAGTGGGATCACAAGGTTCTGAACTTGGTGGAGTTTCCGCAACAACACCAGTCATCGCAAGCAACGTCGTCACAAAGACGACTCTCGCTGGACAGGTCACACTGTCGGTACAAGACATCGACTTCACTTCGCCGGCGGCAATGGAAATTATCCTCAGGGACCTCGCCGGGCAATACATGTTGCAATCGGACGCAGTCGCTTGTGCAGGAATCCTTGCCGGCGACACCGCATCAGGATCTACATGGACAGTCACAGCAAACGACCCAACATCGCTCATCGCAGCCTTGTACGACGCAGCAACAGACATCCTTGCAGCAACCAACTTCTTGCCTGACCACATCTTTGTCAGCCCAGACGTATGGAAGAAATTGGGCAGCCAGTTGGATGTCGACAAGCGTCCAATTTTCCCATACACCGGCGCAGCTGGTCTCATGGGTGTAAACGGAATGGGCAGCGCAAACGTGACCATGATGAACACCTTCAACCCACTGGGCTTGAACTTGGTCGTGGACCGCGCATTTGCCGACAACACCATGGTCGTAGCTCGTGGTGCTGCTATCGAGTTCTATGAGCAGGTACGCGGAATCATGTCGGTAGAAGTACCAAGCACATTGGGCCGCACCTTCTCCTACTACGGATACGTCTCGACCTTCATCGCTGACGGCGATCAGGTCAAGTCCATCGCAATCGCCTAATCCCGAAAGGCGGTACCGCCATGGCGGTATTCACAGTTATCTCTCATCAGCGTCTGGACGATTACGCAGTCGTCCAGACCCTGACGGGAACTGACATTGAAGTCGGTCAAAGCATCACGCTGGCTGGTTTAGGCCACAGCCTTAACGGCACACAAGTGGTGCTCGACTGCCCCCAATACGAATACACGGGAGTCCTATCTGACACCGGTGAGCTGCACTTCAACTCAAGTGTGCCCCGTCCTAATCAGTTGCTATTCCGTAGCGTCGGCGCTGACCTTGACTTCAGCGCTGCATTGCCGACAGGCACTTGCACATGGACGCTGACCTGCACTTGGGTCACGGCTACGGACATCGAGGACTACGTGGGCATCGGCACAGCGTCCGCAGAAGAGGCTGCGTTCTTGACGCAGTGCGCTGCAGCTTGTAATGCGTTTGCGTATCGTCGCAGATACGAGGCGGGCTACCTGCAGGACAGTCTCACCACTGTTCCATCTGGTGACGTAAAGCTCGGGACCATCATGATTGGCGCTGCGTATTACAGGCAGAAGGGCGCATTCAATTCGATTGCCACCTTTGACGGCATGGGCGCACCACCGTCTACCGGTGTCACCCCAATGGTCATGCAGCTGCTCGGCATCAACCGTCCGCAGGTTGCGTAATGGCGTACACGGATCTATTCAACGAGGCGCTGGACGACCTCTCAACAACGCTGAACACCATCACAGGTTTACGCGTCGTCACAGATCCGAAAGCCATCAACCCACCGTGCGCGTTTATCGAGGCCCCATCATTTGAGGGCGGCAACTACAACATCGTCCGCATGACATTCCCAGTCCGTGTCATCGGCTCTGGTCCTGTGGATCTCAACGGTCTTCGTGTTCTGCTCAGCATCGCAGCTGGGTTGCTCACAAAGAATGTGGCAGTCCTTGACGGACGGCCATCAACACTTAATGTCGGCGGTCAGGACTACGGTACGTACGACCTCACAATTGCAATGCAAGCACAAACAGGAGCATCGTGAAACTAATCATCGTCTCAGAACTTGTCGGTACACCCGGCGATCAGTACGTCCCCGCTGAGGGGATTAACGTGGAGGCACTCCTAGAGGGTGGCTTCATAAAGCAAGAAAAACCAACTAAAGAAAAGTCAGAGGACTAATCATGGCAACATCAACCTATTTGACCAACCCAGTTGTCACGGTTAACTCTGTGGCGCTCACGGGGTTCTGCACAGAAGCAACAATGAATCGCGTACAGGAGTCAATTGACACCACCGCATTTGGCCAGACATCACGTGAGTACTCCTCCGGTCTTGCTAACAACGAAGTCACAATGACGCTGTTCATGACCTACGCAGCATCTGAGGTTTACGCAACCCTTAAGGCCCTTGTCGGCACCCGCACCACGGTGACCCTCAAGCCAACGTCAGCTTCACCGTCTGCAACTAACCCACTGCACACACTCACGGGCGCATACCTTGAGACACTCCCAGTGCTCACAGGCGCGGTCGGAGAGATGAGCCAGATTGACATCACTTTCACCGGTGGCGTTTATACCGAGGTTGTCGCCTAAGACTGTCCCAACAAAAGAGGAGAAACACAATGAAAATCACACTGCAAGTAGAAGAGAAAGACGGCGTCAAGTACGAAGTCACTACGAACCTTTTCTCGATTGTGGCGCTAGAGCGCAAGTTTAAGATCCGCGCATCTGACCTTGCTTCTGGCGTCGCAATGGAGCACCTTGCTTTCCTCGCTTTTGAGGGTGCAAAGCAAGAGGGCTTTACAGTGCCGGTGGCTTTCGATGATTACATCAAAGGTTTGGTCTCGGTTGACGTCGTGGAGGACGAACCGACAAACCCTACGCAAGGGGCAGTTACCTCCGCAGTCTCTGCGAGTTAGTCGTCGAGACTGGTTTCTGGCCTCACAACATTCCATTCGATACACAAGAGCTGCACACCGTCGCGGACGTGCTTGATAAAAGAAACAAGGAGCAACGCCGTGGCAAGTAGAACAGTAAACACAGACCTCAGCGTTGTTGGTGCTAAAGAAGCTCTTCGAGAACTAAACAAGATTGACAAGGTTGCGCGTCGCCAAGTGACCAAGGATTACGCGGGCATCGTCGAGACCGTCATCACTGAGGCGCGACAACTCACCCCAAGCCAGCCTCCGCTTTCAGGTATGAAGCATCGCTGGAATCCGGGCAACCGTGGCGACGTGTTCCCATGGGATGACGCCAAGTCTGACCGATCTATCAAGGCTTTTGTTTCTGGTAAACGCCCCCGCCAGTACGGTGCGTACACATCAGACCTTGCGGTGTTCGGTATTCGCTGGACGTCTTCCTCTGCGCTTGTTACTGAAATGTCAGGCCGTGGCCCTGTGCCTACTGCTAAGGGTCGCGAAATGGTTGACAACTTGACACGCCGTTATGGCTCGCCGGGCCGTTTTTTGTGGAGGGCATACCTTGCTCACCAAGCAGAAGTCGAGCGCCGTGTTGACATTCTCATCCGCGAAGTTATGCGCCGAGTGCAGAAAGACATCTAATGGCTATTCGTATCCCCATTGTCACCGAGTTCAACTCCAAGGGCATAAAGCAAGCAATCAAGCAGTTCAAGCAACTTGAGACCACCGGACAGAAGGCCCAGTTTGCATTGCGTAAAGCTGCTATCCCAGCGACCGCTGCCCTTGGCGGATTGGCTGCTGGATTGTTCGACGCAACCAAGGCCGCAATAGAAGATCAGGCTGCACAGAAAGCGCTGGCTCGTCAAATCCGCCGATCAACTAAAGCGACCGACGCACAGATTGCAGCCAATGAGGAATGGATTGAAACACAGGGCAAGTTGCTCGGCATCACTGACGACGAATTACGTCCAGCGCTTGCCGGTCTTGTGCGTGTTACTGGATCGGTGACCAAAGCCCAGAAGGCGACCCGACTGGCTATGGACATAGCTGCAGCTAAGGGCGTCAGCCTCGGCACCGTTACGAAGGCGCTTGAGAAAGCCTACGGAGGCAACTACAAAGCGCTCGGTCTCCTTGCTCCAGAGTTAAAAGGCATGATCAAAGAGGGCGCAACCCTTGAACAAGTCATGGAGAAGCTGAACAAGAAGTTTGGTGGCGAGGCTGCAGCTGCTGCTGAAACGACTGAGGGCAAGTTCAAGCGCTTACGAGTTGCGTTGGATGAGACCAAAGAATCTGTCGGCGAGGGGCTGTTGCCAATTGTTGAAGGCGCACTTCCTATCCTTCAGAAGTTTGCAGACTGGGCAAGCAAGAACCCTCAAGCGTTTCAGACAATTGCAGGAGCGATTGCTGCTATGGCTGCGGCCACGGTTGCGCTTAATGCGGCTATGGCTGTAAACCCATACGTCCTTGCAACAGCATTTGTGATTGGTCTGGCCGTTGCTTTTGAGCGTTTGTTTGACGCGTTGGACAACATCTCGAAAGTTGGCGGTCTCGCTGCACGTATTGCTGGCGCAATTATCGGCGCTCCGGGTGCAGCACAGAACCTTGTCGGCATGGGTCTTGAGTCCGTATTTGGTAAAGGTGGCAACCAGCCCATCGGACCATTGCCCGGAGGCACAAACATTGCTCCATCAATGGCCCCGACAATTGCAACTAACGCCAACCGTGGCGTCATGGTCACGGTCAACACTGGTGTCGGTGATCCAGTGAAGATTGGCAAGGAAGTCAACGACGTGCTGGACGCGTATCTCCGTCGAAGCGGCGGGAAGTAATGCCATACCCAGTCGGCAAGGTTGAGATTGCTTTTGACGATGGTCCGTACGTTGCAAGCCCGACATGGACTGACATCACTTCGTATGTTTACGACATGCAGATTGACCGTGGACGCTCTGACGACTGGGGCACTTTTTATGGCGCAGCCACCGTCACGCTGAACAACCGTGCGCGTACTTTTGACCCTTTCTACACATCAGGCACCTACTACGGCAAACTTCTACCGCGTCGCCAGATCCGCATCTCCGCTGTTTACGGCGCCACCACCTACCCCGTGTTCCGTGGCTTTGTCGCTGGCTGGCCACCCGTGTGGAGCGACGCCGGTCAAAACTCAACAGTCACCCTGTCTTGCTTCGACGCTATGGGGCTGTTGGCGTCTGACGCTCAGCCTGCGGACTGGAGCCGTCCCTACATCCTCAGCACCAACCCACGCCACTACTACCCATGTGATGAGCCTGTAGGCCCTTTCAGCGCTAACCAATCCGTCAAGGATTACGGCAGTGAGCCGTTAAACATGTTGACGACTGCAGCTGCTTCAAGTGGCGGTCAACTTGCTGTGGGCCTTGTGAATAGTTCAATCACGGGCACAGGATCTGACGCTGCAGCGTCTGCACAGGGCGGCACAAATAGCAGTCCAGGTAGCTTCTCGGTGTCGTGCTGGGCTATCCCTGACGGCTCAACCAGTGGAAGTTCACAATTTGTGACTGGCAGTATCTATAACCATTTTTTCTATTTTGGTTATTCAGCAAGTACTGGCAAGTTCTTTGTTGAAATTAGCGAGCCAACATTTGCCAACACCAAAATTGCCACTACAAACATTTCCACGTGGGACGCTGGAATGGCCCGTATGTTTTCATTTGACTGGAACAGTGCTGCACGCACTATCGCTATGTACATCGATGGTATTGCTGTCGCCACCACAACAACTAACAGCGCAGGCATTGTCGTAGCGTTACCCGAGGCCGTAAACATAGGGACAGGATCCGTGCAACAGGTCATCGTCTGGAGCACCGGCATCGCCCAGTCAATCTTTCAGGAAATCTACAAATACAGCACAGTGGCGTTCTCCGAATCGACTGCCGCACGGTTCAATCGCTTGATTGCTAACACTTCGTTCCCGTCTAGTTTGACCGCTGCTCCGTCCGCGCCAGCGTCAACGGTCCTCGAGTTAACAGACGACGCACCGATGACGACGGCAGAGCTGCAGAAGGTCGCCGACTCTGAGTACGCGCCGCTGTTCGTGACTCGTGCTGGCGTGTTGACGCTGTACAACCAAAACCAAATCCGCAGCCAGTCACGCTCGATTGTTTCTCAGGGCACCTACGGCACCGGGGGTTATGCCATCGGGCAGGACGTGGCCATCGCTTATGACGGCGACTCAATGCGTAACGAAGCCGATGTCACGATGTCTCAGGGCGGTGTTTACACAAAGAAGAACACGTCGAGCGTTGCGACCTATGGAGCTGCTGAAGCGTCCGTTGATACGCAGGTTGCCAGCCTTGCTAATGCTGTGGCGATTGGTGACATTGTCACTGGTTGGGGCGGTCAGGTTTACCCGAAGGCCGAC